GAATAATATTTTTTTAAAGAATCTAATATTTGTTTAGAAATAAACCATTTAAAAAAATTTAATTGACCTATTGTTGTTATAATACATGTATTACCTAAAAAATATGGTATTCTATCACCTCTACTAAATGGATCAAAATATTTTTTTTGATATATTTTTAATTGTTGTTTATAAGATATATATATATTTAAAGTATCATCTTTTTTAGTATAATTATTAAATAATTTAATATTTATTTTATTAAATTTAGAATATTTAGTTATAAAATAATTTATTAATCTGATTGAAATAAATGTATCTGTATTTATTATTTGTAAGAGAATATTATAATTTATTTTATTATTATAAAAATCTTCTAATGATTTTATAATATTTAATTCAGATAAAGATAATGTTATTGTTGAAAATATTTTTTTATTTAAATTATTAATATAATTTAAAGAATTTTTATTATTTATTAATAAATTATTTGTATTTACTAAATAATTTATTGAATCATTAGAATGTGTTGAAAAGTTTGTGTTTATCATATAAAAAACAATTTATTAAATATATTAGTAAAATACTCTTTAATACATTTTTAATTATCTGAATCATCACCATCATCATCGTTACTTTCTGAACTAGTTAAACTAATTTTATCAATTAAATTATTTGGAATCTTTAAAATATTTTTATTATCAGAAATTGATGTTTCTGTATTATTATATTTTAAATTTGATAATTCATTTAAATCCAATTGAGAGGTTGAATTATTATTATTTATTAATTTATTAATAGGAACTTCCATAAATAAATTATTATCATTCTTTGATTCGTTTAATGTTTTAATTATAAATTCATCTTGTAATAAATTCTTAGAATATATATTAGAAACTAATGAATCTTTATAATTCTTACAATCTGTATCTGGTATATCTATATTATTTTCACTATCACTATCTTCTATAAAATTATAATTATAAATTTTTTTTTCTTTTAATTTAAATGAAATTAAAACTGGTCTAAAAAATATACCAAAATCATTATTACTATTTATCCATATTGCATAACATTCTAAAATTAATTTACACCAACTATCTTCAGGTATTAAATTATATGATATTTTTTTTAAATTATTTAATTGTACTATAGTTTCAAAATCTATATTTTTTATTATTTTTATTTTAAATATATTATTTTCTCTAATAATTTTTTGAAAATTTATAGTTGAATTATTTTCATTTACATTAAACCATTCATTAGCATATGTAGATGCATCTACTTTTATTTTATTTTCAATATTATTTAAAAATAATTTAAAATAATTTATTTTATTAGAATTTTTTCCCTCTAATAATATTTCTATTTCAGCATAATCATTATGAATTGTTGGTTTATTTAAATTAATTAATGTAGGAGATTGAAAAACAAAATTCTTTATTTTATTATTATCATTATATTTTAATAAAATAATTTTTTTATTATTATTTTTTTTTATTTTTTTATATTGAATATTATTTAAATCAATATTATTTAATTTCATTGGTTCTAAACTAGTCATTATAATTATAATTAATTTATCTTTAAATAAATGAATATTTGTTTAATTTATTTTTTAGATTTAGCACTTGCTTTTTTTGCAACTGGTTTAATTTCTTCATCTGAATCTACTAATTTTTTAGTAACCTTTTTACTATTTGCTTTAGGAGGCATTACTTTAGTTTTTATTTCTTCTTCAGAGTCAGAATCTGAATCTGAATCTGATTTAATAACTGTTGATTTAGTTGGAATAGCTTGTTCTTCATCGGAACTATCTGATTTAATAACTGTTGATTTAGTTGGAATAGCTTGTTCTTCATCGGAACTATCTGATTTAATAACTGTTGATTTTGTTGGAATAGCTTGTTCTTCATCTGAACTATCTGATTCATTATCAATAACTACAGGAACTTTTTTTTTTAATTTATCTTCACTAACTAATTTAGATTTTTTATGACTTGATGGACTTAATTCTACTTGTTTTACTACTTTAACTTCATTTTCATTATCGCTTTCTAAAAAAGTATCATTTTCTAAATAATTTTTAATTTCATTTACCATTTTAACAGAAGGTTCAACTTCGACTTTAATCATTTTCAAACTAATTCCATATTTAGGATCTTTAATATTTGATGCTAAAAACCACATTTTAAATGGTTTTACAATTGGTCTTATATTATTCATATAACATACATGTTTTGAAAAATCATCAATAGTAACTATATCTTCAATTTTATTTCTAATTCTTTTTTTAGAATCTATTGCATCTAAAACTGAATTATATACAATAGTTTTTACACTACTATCTTCATAATTTGTATCAATTTTTACTTTAATATATGGAAATTTTGATTTTTTTTTTAGTTTATTTACATCTTCTTCATCATTTTCTAATGGAAATCTAACAATAGGTTGATAAATATATTTTTTTGCTTTAGTAGCTCCTAATTTATCTTCTTTAAATTTATCAGATCCAAAAAAATCATCAATTAACATTAATTTATCACAACATTCTTTTACAAGTTGAATATTAGTATTCATTGGAATTTTGACAAATGAACGTTGAGAATCATCTGTATAAAATTCTCCTAATCTAGGAACTCCTCCACCTGTTTCAAGTAAAAACCATACTAATTGAAAAAATGGAGGGACTTGATTACCATTTACACTATAATTTGGATATGCATTTTTTTGTCCTTTACCACCTTTTGCATCTTCTAAAGGTCCAAAACTTAAATTGTTTACATCGAAAGTTTTAGTAAAATCTATTGTCATATCTTTAATGAATTTGGTCATTATATATATTAATTAATATAAATCAATATATCTTTAATTCAATTTTTTTATGATAAACAATATTTATCTATAGAATCTGGCATTTCATCAATATTCATTTTATAAAAATGTTTTAATTTATTAAAAATATTTTAATTTATTAAAAATATTTTAATTTATTAAAAATATTTACAATAATATTTTTCTTAATTATAAATATTTATCTATAGAATCTGGCATTTCACTAATATTCATTTTATAAAAATGTTTTAATTTATTAAATATTTTTATATCAATTGGATCTTGTGTTTTTACTAATGATATTGCTACACCTTTTTTATCAAATCTACCACATCTACCTATTCTATGTATATAAGTTTCTTTATTAGGAGGTAAATCATAATTAATTACCATATTTACATGAGGAATATCTATACCTCTTGATAATAAATCTGTAGTTAATAATATTCTAGTATCACCAGATCTAAAATTTTTAACAATTTCATCTCTATCATATTGAGTCATATTAGAACAAATTGCAGTTATTGCAAAATTATTTTCTTTTAACCTAGTTTCTAAACATTCTACCTTTCTAATTGTATTACAAAATATAATAGCTTGTGATGTCGATATTAAATTATATAAATCTAATAATGTATCAAATTTTTGATCTTCTATTTCAATATCTAAATAAAATTGGCTAATTAAATCAACTATAATTTCAGTATTTTTTAATAATATTTTTATTGGTTCAAAAGTAAATTTTTTACTTGCATTAAATACATTTAATGACATTGTTGCTGATATAAAAATTACTTGAATATTTGATTTTTCTTCTTTATTATTATTTTTTAAATTTAATGATTTATTAAAAAAATCTTGTAATTTATCACTAATACCATCTGATAATATTTCATCTGCTTCATCCAATACAATAAATTTTAATTTATCTAAATAAATTTTTTTTTCAGTAATCATATGATATAATCTTCCTAATGTACCTATTATTAAATTTGATTCTTTCAAATTATTTTTATTATCATTGATATTAGTACCACCTGTACATTTTACTATTTTAAAATCAGTAAATTTTGATAAACATAAAGCTACTTCATAAACTTGATTTGTTAATTCTCTTGTTGGTGTAATAATAATACCTTGACATATATTATTATTAGTTACATCTAAACGATTCATTACTCCTAATAAATATGTAGCTGTTTTTCCTGTACCTGATTGCGATTGTAAAATACAATCATTACCAGTATTAATGGATGATATACCTTTTATTTGAATTTTAGAAGGTGATGTATATCCATATAAATACACACCTTTTAATAATTTATCATAAATTATTAAATTATCAAAATTATTATTATCTAAACTTAAAGAATCTGATTTTTCTTTATTCATATTAATTTATAATATGAATAAAAGCTTTAAGCAAAATTTTATAATTTTTTTCCCCAAATAATAATTGATATTCTTATATTTTTTTCTAAATTATTTTTTTTTAATTTAGGTACACCGTGCATAAATTTTTTATTTGTTAAATAATCAAAACAAAATATATCACCATTATTTTGAGGAAAATAAAATATTTGATCAGTTTCAACATGTTTAAATGATAATATTCTTGATGATCCTAATGATAATCCTATTGTTATATCTTCTTTTAATCCATTAGAATAAGCATGTGAATCATGATGAAATGGTTTAAAATCATTTTCATCATAATAATTTAATCTAGATGCTAATACATGAATATTAAAATATTTAGATAAACATTCTATAATTTTATTAAAAGTTATACTATCAGTTGGATTATCTATTTTATGATGTTTACTCCAATCTATTAATTTATCATTATATTGAAATAATTCTTGTTCTAATTTTTTAAATAATGTTAAATCTTCTATCTCACATAATAAATTTTGATAATATTGACAACCTTTATATAAATATTCTTTAACATCATAATTTAAATTTGATACTAACTCAAAATTTGATTTTGCTTTAGGTAAAAATTTTAATGCATTATTAGATTTTTTTTTTATTATTTTTATCTCATAATTATTATCTTTATTTAAAATTATAATATCCATATCACTTGTTTCTAATTTCATATCACTTGTTTCTAATTTCATATCACTTGTTTCTAATTTCATATCACTTGTTTCTAATTTCATATCACTTGTTTCTAATTTCATATCACTTGTTTCTAATTTCATATAATATTAATTAATTAATATTTTTTTAATTAATATTTTTTCTAATCTTAATTAAAAAAATGAATTATAATAAAAAATATAAATATAAATATTTAAATTGAAAAATAAATTAACAATTGCAATTTGGAGGAACAAAAAAAATAAAAAATAGTAATGATAATAAAACTATTCAAGAATATTTAATATAAAACTTTTCAAGAATATTTAGAATTTGAAGGTTTACATAATTGTTTACCAGGTATTCCTGATATGGAAACTGGATTAAGTGTATAAATATTTTACTAAAGAAAATGAATATGAATATAAATTTGGTGTTGTTTGTGTTGTTGCTTTTGAAATTAAATATTAAAAATCAGAATTAATATCAGATGAAATATATATACATCCATCTTT